ACATGGACTTACTAGGCGTTCAGCCTAATTCATCACAAACAGCGTTGATCAACGCTATAAACAACCCCAAATATAGATTTGTATGTGCTGCGATTTCTCGTAGGCAGGGCAAAACTTATATTGCAAATATCATAGGACAATTAATCACATTAGTACCAGGTTCTAATGTTTTACTTATGTCGCCTAACTACTCTTTATCACAAATCTCATTTGATTTACAAAGACAACTGATTAAACACTTTGATTTAGAAGTTACTAGAGATAATGCAAAAGATAAAGTTATTGAGCTATCAAATGGCTCAACAATTCGTATGGGTTCTGTTAACCAAGTAGACTCTGTTGTAGGTAGAAGTTATGATCTCATCATATTTGATGAAGCCGCTCTTGTTGATGGCAGAGATGCTTTCAATGTAGCACTAAGACCTACACTAGATAAAGAAAACTCTAAAGCTATATTTATCTCAACTCCACGGGGTAGAAATAATTGGTTTGCAGAGTTCTGGCATAGAGGATTCAGCGATGAGTTCCCAGAGTGGGCTTCAGTACGAGCAACTTATCACGAAAATCCTAGATTATCACAAACAGATATTGACGAAGCTAAAAAGACGATGTCAGAAGCTGAATTTAATCAGGAATATATGGCTGACTTCAATGTTTTTGAAGGTCAGGTATGGGCATTTAATCATGAAACACAGATTGCAGATTTATCCGAACTAGAAACTGGAAGAATGGATATTTTTGCAGGAATGGACGTAGGGTACAAAGATCCTACAGCTTTCTGTGTGATTGCGTATGACTGGGACGCAGATAAATACTATTTAGTAGACGAATATTTAGATAGTGAACGAACTACTGAACAGCATGCAATAGAAATTAACAAACTTATAATTAAGTGGGACATAGACTACATTTACATAGATTCTGCAGCTCAACAAACAAGATTTGACTTTGCACAAAACTATGATATTAGCACTATTAATGCCAAAAAGTCAGTACTAGATGGCATCGGAGCAGTAGCAGGTATAGTAGATAATGACCAACTTTTCGTTCATCAAGGTTGTAAAGAATCATTACTTTGTTTAGACCAATATCAGTGGGATCCAAATCCAAATCTATTAAAAGAAAAACCTAAACATAACTATGCGTCTCACATGGCAGACGCGATTCGATATGCACTCTATTCGTTTGAAACAAGTGCCACTACCTTTTAATTATACCTATCAAAAATAGTTCTTGACATGAGCTAAAATTTTTGTTACAATTCTAATATACAAGTAGGTTTATGACTTTAAAAAGAGATTTAGTTAAATATGTTCGTGACAAGGCCAAGTCTAAATATAAAAAAGAGACGGAATGTTACATCTGTGGAAGTACAGAGAATCTGGACTTTCATCACTATAACGGACTAACTGAATTACTTGAATGGTGGATGAAACAAAAAAATATCACCATTAAGACAGAAGAAGAAATACTAGCACTTCGTGAAGATTTCATAAAAGAAAACGAAGACGAAGTTTATAACCAAGCTGTTACTTTATGTCATATGCACCACCTGAAACTGCATAACATATATGGAAAACGACCAAAGTTATTAACAGCAAAGAAACAACAACATTGGGTGGATATACAGAGACAAAAATATGGCATGGTACGATAGATTTTTAGGCAGAGATAAACAGGAAAAAGAAAATCCTGCACAATATGTGATTTCCCGTGATGAGGGAATGACTATTGATAGCCGTGAAAATATTATAACTTATCGAAATGCTTACGAATCATTAGAAGTGGTAAATAGAGCGGTCAACATGATTGTGGATGATTCAGCTGAAGTACCATTTGATGTAGGAGAAAAGATAATAGGTGTACAACCTATAAAGAAAGACATAAGAAGAAGTAGAGTAGACTTACTACTAAATAAAGAACCAAATCCATTTCAAGATGTAAGCACATTTAAAAGAAATCTTTTGATAGACTTACTGATTGATGGAAATATCTTTGTTTATTTTGATGGTAGACATCTCTATCATCTTCCAGCAGATCACATGACTATACATAGTGACGAGAATACTTACGTAGAGAAGTATACTTATGACCACAGTATAGATTATAGTCCTTCAGAAATTATACACATAAAAGAAAACAGTTTTAACTCTATTTATAGAGGAGTACCTAGACTCAAACCAGCTCTTAGAACTATGCAGTTACTATCGAGCATGAGAAGATTCCAGGATAACTTCTTCAAGAATGGAGCAGTACCAGGATTGGTACTGAAATCACCAAACACACTCTCTGAGAAAATCAAAGAGAGAATGTTACAGGCTTGGGTTGCAAGATACAATCCACAGTCTGGTGGAAGACGACCATTATTTTTAGATGGTGGTTTAACAGTGGAAAACTTAACAGAAGTTAATTTTAAGAACTTAGACTTTCAAGATGGCATCGCCACTAATGAAAAGATAATACTTAAAGCGTTAGGTGTACCACCAATTTTGATGGATAGCGGTAATAATGCAAATTTACGACCAAACCATAGATTATATTATTTAGAAACCATACTACCAATCACTAACAAGATTAGGTATGCTTTCGAGAGATACTTCGGTTTTAAACTTGATGAGAATGTGTCTGGAATTCCAGCACTTCAACCAGAGTTAAGAGACCAAGCAAGCTACTATGCTACACTTGTGAACTCAGGTATTATGACACCGAATGAAGCAAGGGAGGCATTAAGACTTGAAGAAATCTCAGGATTTGATAAACCAAGAGTTCCTGCGAATATCGCAGGTTCAGCCGCAAATCCCGAAGAAGGTGGTAGGCCACAAGAGACCCCACCAAGCGAGGAGCAAGAATGACAAAAGACATGATGGTAAAGGCTTTATCCGATTTCATAGCCAGCAAAGGCGTTGAAACTATGGATTTAGTAACCTATAAAAGTTTTGGCAACGATGTACCTGTTAAAGACTTTATGCTTAAAAGAGCATTTGGTTCTTGGAATAGAGTACTGTCAGTTGTTAAGAAAAGATATCCTGTCCAAGTAGCAGTTGCAAAACCTAAGGTAAAGGAAGTTAAGAAACCTGCACCTAAGAAAGCACCTGTAAAAAAGGAAGTTAAAGATGTCAAAAAATAACGAAAAGATATATCAATGGACTAGCACTTTTAAATCATTAGGTGAAACTGATGATGGCGGAGTTAATATCAAAGGGTCTGCAAGTACAAACGGACTAGATAGAGCTGGAGATATTATCGAATCAGAAGCGTGGATGAAAGGCGGATTGGAAAACTATAAAGGTAATCCAATTATTCTTTTTAACCATGATTACAATAAACCAATTGGCAGAGCCAGTGGTTTAGAAGTAACCGATAAAGGCTTAGAGATAACTGCAAAGATATCTAAAGCTGCCGGCGATGTAACTCAATTAGTTAAAGATGGAGTCCTTGGAGCATTTTCTGTTGGTTTCAGATGCAAGGATTCAGAATATATGACTGAAACCGATGGATATAAAATAAAAGATGCGGAGCTTTTTGAAGTTTCAGTAGTCTCAGTGCCTTGCAACCAAGGGGCAACCTTTGGATTAGCAAAATCATTTGATTCTATGGAAGATTACAGAAGCTACCAGAAAGAAATTTTACAGGCTAACTCAACCGCAGCAGCAGACGCTGTTAAAATTGAGCAGCCAAGCGAGGAGAAATCCTCATCAACGGAGACTGATATGTCAGAAGAAAGAAAATCTCCTGAAACTTCAATCGACCTTGAAGCATTTGCAAAAAAAGTAGCAGAAGATACTGCGACTAAAATTGCAATGAAGCAAGCCGAAGCAAAGGCAGCTGAAGTAAAGCAAGTACAAGAGCAGGCTGAAAAGCTAGCTCAAGTAGAAGCTGAAGAAAAAGCTGCTCAAGAAGCAAAACAGGAAGAAACAAAGACTATAGTGGAAGCAGGTTTAACAGGAGCTGAAAAGCTAATGAACGACCTAGAAACTAGAGTCAATGAAAAGAATGAAGATCTGAAAACAGTTGTCGATTCCCTTGAAAAACAATTAGCAGAAAAATCTGAAGAAATCATGAGTATTCGTGATTCTAAAAGACATTTTGCTGATAGACAAGGAAACGGTAATTGGAAGAAGGAATTCGAAAACGATATTATTGATGCAAAATTTGCTGGTTTAGCTACTGGGAAAGGATGGGACAATGACTACTCAAAATCAATTATGCAAAAAGTGAACGAACACTCAGGTGTTCAAGTATCTTCAGCAGACTTTGAGCAAATCGTTTCAACAAATATTGAAAGAGATATTCAAAACGAGCTAGTCTTAGCGCCTCTATTTAGAGAAATTGCTATGACTTCTGCTAATATGATTATCCCAATCATGCCAGATGCTGGTTATGCTGAATTTGCTTCAGCTCAAACAGCTTCAGGTAGTTCACCACATGGTAACTTAGCCCAAAGAGGCGACACATTAGGTTCACCTTACGGTGGTGTAGACTTAGCTGAAAGAACACTTTCAACAGTTAAGTTGATTTCACAATCATACTTAGGTAATGAGACTGAAGAAGATGCAATCATGCCAATACTTCCTTTAATTAGAGAGTCAATGGTAAGATCACACGCAAGAAGTATCGAAAATGCTATTTTAGCTGGTAACCACGACAATGGTGTTTATTCATCAGGAGCGTTTGCTGGGCTATTAAATATGGCTGACGGTGATAACCACGAAACTTCAGACGGTGCTTCTGGATTCGCAGCAACTGATGCAGTTACAGCAGCTGACCTATTAGCCATGAGAAAGAACATGGGTAAATATGGTATCAATCCTTCAGAAATTGTTTACATTGTCTCACAAGACGTGTACTACAACTTACTAGAAGATGCTGAGTTCCAAGATGCTAACCTAGTTGGCGACATGGCAACAAAACTATCAGGCGAAATCGGACAAGTATTCGGATCAAGAGTAATCATGTGTGATGAATTCGCAACTAAAGCAGCTGGTAAATATGGCGCAATCGCTGTATACCCAAGAAACTATGTAATGCCAAGATTAAGAGGTGTTACAATAGAATCTGACTACGAAGTAGCTAATCAAAGAAGAGTCCTAGTGGCTTCTCAGAGATTAGGATTCACTGACTTAATTGACGGTGCAACTTCTAAGTGGGCATTTGCTTATAAAGGTAGCTAATACCTAATTACGGTTTTTGGTGGGTTACCTATAACCCACCACTTTATTATGGCAGATTTAATTACAGTAGCAGAATACAAAGATGCAGAGGGTCTCAGAGGAGAGAAGGATGACGACCGTCTTGCAGTTATAGTACCTCAGGTATCTGACTTAGTAAAGAAATATTGTGGAATAAGTTTTATAGATTTTTATAGCACAAGCAAAGTTGAGACTTTCTCAATGAACGATACAGCGACAACAACCGTAATTACGAGTGAGAGTCCGCTAGTAGAGGTTTCAAAAGTAGAAGAAAGAACAGCTTACTCAGAACCTTATGTAGAATT